TAATATTTAATGTAACTTAAATCACTTATCTGTAGTATCTGTTTCTTTGGGTGTGATGTTTTTGCTTTTAGTATCTTCATCATTTTTCAACATTTTTTGTAATTCAGCCGTTGATCCTACAAACAAGGCATTTTTAATATTATTATTGGCTGTTTTTGGAACGTCTTTTAAAGATTTAAGTTTACTTTGTAAGTCTTGTAATTTATCTACAGTATCGGCCACATTTTTAATACCGGCTAAAGCTACTTCATAAGCTCTTGGATGTTGTCCTTCTTTAGCAACATCTAAAATACCTTGTATCGCTTCTTGGCCTCTTTCAATTAAGTTATAATAATTTTCTCTACTATAATCATAATCATTATCTATGTCAGCCTTTTGTTTATCTTCTCTACGAGGTACTAAAGGTTTAAACTCTTTAGTTTCTTTAGGTTCTTTAGTTTCGATACCTAGTATCTCATTAACCTTGTCTTCGAGTTTGCTCATAATTATTCATCACTATCAGTTGTTGAGTTATAAGTTTTACCATCATTAAAATCGGTTATAGTTGTAGTAAATCCAAAATCATCATCAGCATCAGCTGTTGTAGGATTTGGTGTAATTTCAATTCTAACTTCTCTACTTTCAGTACCAGTTGTATTAGTATGTAAATCTGTCTGAACTGTTTTAACAACTTTTTGAGTTTGTGCTGGACCAAATAAGTAAGTTTTAGCAGTAAACCCTAAAGTATATATAACAGCTCTTCTAGTTGTAAAATCACCATTGTAGCTATCATCATAATTTACACTATTTAATACGATAGGCACATCTCTTTTGATATTCATACTAGGAATGGCATTTACTGTAACTGTATAATCTGGTTGAAAGAAAGGTAATATTTGTTCTACAATTTGTAGGCCACTTTCTGCTGTTGCTGTAAATACATTTAAATTATATGATATGTTATAAGGGACAGGCATATAATTATAGTCTAATATTTTACCATCAGCAGCTGTTTTTACAGACTTAAATTTTTGAATACGATTTAATTTTCTACTAGGGTCATATGTTATTCCTGATATTTCAAATGACATACGAGGTAAAGTAATAGAAAATTCTCTTTCATCTAAAGAGGGTTGTTGATCTAGTCTTACTAAAAACTTTTCTTTTGGAGCATAAGATAAAGGCACTCTAATAGATTGTATTACGGTATCACTAGAGTCTTTTCTTTTAATTTGTATATTATTAAAAAGTTGACCAAAAGCGATGGTCATTCTTCTCATTGATTCGTTATAAAAATATCCAAACATTTAAAAATCCACATCTCCAAAAGGGTTACGTTCCGTAAAGTCTAATATATCATCAGCAGTAGAGGCCGTATCAAAACCTGCCTCAGTATCTAAATCTAAATTATCAGCATACGGCGATTGTGTTTGTATAGCATAAGTTTCTAATAGCATATAATTTACATCACCAGTAGCACTATCATTTTCTAATACAATCGAACCTACTTCGTTTTCTAAAGATACTTGATGTTGAAGTTGATCTAAAGTATATTGATCCTCAGCACTATCTATATCTGTGATGCCAGTATCTAATCTTTCTGAACTATATTCCCAACGAGTACATCTTAATTTGTAAACAGGTAAATTTCCTAATTGAAAGAATGGCTCCTGATCTTCAACAAATTGTATTTCAAAAAAACTATTCATCAAAGGCATATAAAGTATATCACCTTCGTTTGGTCGGCCTTCTTTAATTAAAGCTATTTTACTATCAACAGCCTCATCAAATCTTCGTTTAGCAACCATAAAGGTTGTATCTTCCCTAATTTCTAAACCAAACTTATTAATGATTTCTTGTTCACCAGCAAAGCCTTCAGTAGTTTCCATATACATTTCAACTACGTGTGCTGTTCTAAATCTGGATAAAGTATCTTCGCCTAAAATGATGTCTTGGTTGACAAGTGAACGAGGCAGATAGTAAATATCTTGCCCATAAATTTTTAAGCCTTCAATAATTAAATCTTCGTAAAGTCTTTGTTCTTCGGTACTGCCTATGCCTTTACCTTGTTGAAAATAGTGGTTAACAGCCATAGCATTATCCTATCATCATAGCTGGATTTAATTCATATGAACTTCTAATTTCTTGTTCTAGTTTTTCAATTTCTTGTAATGCTTCTGAAAATATTTGTTGACCATTTAAAGAAACACCACCAATCATAGTTACACCATTAAATTTGCTAAGATTTGCTCCCCATTGTTTTTTAAATAAAGCAGTTACATATCTTTTTAGATAGATGTCATTATATACATCTGTATAAACTGTAGGATCTAATTTACGATATGCTTCAATTACAAGATATTCACCAACTTGTAAATCATTTGACCAATCCATATCAATATATAATCTATTGTCGTGTTGATTGAATCTTAATGGTTTTTCACCAACTAACACGTGATCTAAAAAATCTAAATGTCTTAATACAACATCATAGTTAATAATTGATGTTGAAGAAAAATCGTAAAGGTCATTTAATCTTAATTGGTATCTTACATCAAATAAGTTTAGATTACCTTTATCTGAAAATGGGAATATATTAATTACTGAAATAACGGATTCTGGAACAACTAGATAATTTTTATCTTCAACCCAACTTGTAGAAACAGAATTTTTAGTGGCCGTTTCTGAAGCAGTTGATAATATTCTATCTTTATCTGCTTGAGTATATTGATATTTTAAATATGTTCTACGAATTGCATCATAGTGATACTGAGCAAAATACTGTAGCGCTTCATCTATTCTATCTTCTAATTGGTCATCATCCACGTTAATTTCAATAACGGGCTTTCCCAATGTTCGCAAAGCGTATTGTTTTAATTGTTCTCTTGTAGCTGGCGTTGCCATTATTAATCCCTATAAGTGTTTACTACTATTTATAATAAAAATAGTGTGTTATCCTAGAGCAACGGCTTGAGCAATAGCAAAGGCCGTAGAGGCTTTTGTGTCTATTTGTGTCTGAATGGCGCTTGTAACACCATTTAAATAACTCAATTCTGTATTATCAACATCTCCATTACCAATTTTAGTAGCACTAATACCACTTGACAATTCATCATCTCCAATGTTTGAAAGAGTATTATTATCAGCGTCTATTGTTTTATTTGTTAAAGTATCTGTTGTTGCTCTACCTACTAATGTGTCAGTAGATGTAGGTAATGTTAAAGTACCTGAATTTGAAATTGATGAAATTATAGGACTTGTTAAAGTCTTGTTTGTTAATGTGTCGGTAGTATCTTGTAATACAATTGTACCTGAAGCATTTGGTAAATTAATTGTTCTATCAGCCGTAGGATCAATAACACCTAATATTGTTTCAAAACTATCTGCTGTTGAACCCTCAAATGTAAACGAGTTGGTAACTTCTATTGTGCTAGAATTAACCGTAGTTGTTGTACCGTTTACTGTTAAATTACCTGTAATTGTTGTATTACCTGTTACTGTTAATCCATCATCTATTGTAATTAAAGATGAATCTGTAGATGAAAGAGTTGTGCCAGATATACCAATTGCTGATCCTTGAATAGCACTTGTTCCATTACCTAAAAGAATAGCGTTAGATGTTAAAGTAGCAACACCAATACCACCGTGTTCTACTGGTATAAATTCACCTGTTTGAAATTCTGCTAGACCTGTAGCAACATTACTTTCATTAAAGACTGTTCGTATTGGTGTTTTTGCTGTCATATGTTATTCCTTAAAAGAAAAATAAAGTGTTTCCTTGTGATGAACCTAATTGTGAACCATTTGCTAATGTAAATGCTGCCACAACTTTATCAGGATCCGCTTTAAAATCTAATTTTGTGTTTTGACTATTTAGTCCTCCTGCCTTTGAAAAAAATGGAACAGATTGAACAGGTGATCCATCTGCCCCAGCAAGAGCAAATTCCTTTTCTACTCCTGAAGCTACTGAAACTTTTGAATTTTCTGGTAAAACAGCACCTGTAGCTGAAATAGTTATTGAACCTGTACCATCCGAAGATATAGTAGCACCATTTAAGTTAATAGTATTACCTGATAGATAAAGGTCTCTCCATCTTTTTGATGCAGAACCTAAATCTCTAGTTTCTGTTACATCTGGTATTAAAGATTCACCAATTGATGATAAATCTACTGATTGAGAATCAACATATGCTTTAATAGATTGTTGAGTAGCAAGTGAAGTATCACTATTACTTGACATA